AAGTGGGGTTTTGGATCTGTAGAAGCAGCAAGAAATTTCGCAAACAAACATAAAAAATCAAATAAGAAATCAACAGCTTAAGGAGAAAGAAATGGCAAAAGCAAAAGGTCTATANGCAAACATTCATGCTAAACGTGAAAGAATTAAAAAAGGTTCTGGTGAATCTATGAGAAAACCAGGAGCTAAAGGTGCACCTAAAGCATCTAATTTTAAGGCAGCAAAAAAGACAGCTAAGAAAACTTAACATGTATTACAGAGTTAGAATTTGGAACGGAGAGTCGTTCAAAAAAGAAATAATGTTTTCTGCAGACAATGAAGTTATTGCAATGCAGAAAGCAAGTGCTGCTACTCCAGATGGATGTAGAGCTAATTATGAATCAATAACCAAGGAGGAATACGATGCCCAAAGTAGGAACAAAGAAGTTTAGCTATACCAAAAAAGGTAAAGCTGCTGCAAAACAAGAAGCCAAAAAATCTGGCAAGAAAGTAATGTCCACTAAGAAATCTGGTGGCTACTAAAAAAGAAAAAGAACATATGAGGTGGGTAGCTGAGCTTGGCTGCTATTGCTGTGAAAGACCAGCTAACCTACATCATATAAGACCCCCTGGAACTGGCATAGGAAGACGTACAAGTCACTTCCATGTAATTCCGTTATGTCATGACCATCATCAAGGTAACTTCTCTATACACATGGCTAAGAAGGCATTTGAAGAAAAGTTTGGTAAAGAAACAGAAATACTAAAAATAGTATTGGAAAGGGTTGAGCAATTAAAATGTCGTTCCTCAATAATCTAAGTTTAAAAGATCGTAAAAGATTAAGAACTATTGTTAAGAAAGTACATTTAAAAAATTACCCAACACACATGATAACAGATTATGAAGCCGATAAGCTTGTAGAAGCTTTTGGTGAAGAAACTATTTATAACCTGTTGAAAGCTAATGTTGGTGTAAATGTCGATTAACTTTAAATATAAACCAGAAGGCGATACACTTAAAACCTTTATGAAGTCTGATGACTTCTTTAGAGGAATGCGTGGGCCTGTTGGTAGTGGTAAATCAGTAGCTTGTTGTATAGAAATTTTTCGTAGAGCATTGCTGCAAGAAAAAAACAAAGAAGGTAAAAGAAAATCTAGATGGGCAGTAATAAGAAATACTAACCCACAATTAAAAACAACTACAATTAAAACTTGGATAGATTGGTTTCCAGAAGATACTTGGGGAGATTTTGCTTGGTCAGTACCTTATACGCATAGGATTAACAAAGGCGAAGTAGAGCTAGAAGTAATGTTCTTAGCTCTAGATAGACCAGAAGATGTAAAGAAATTATTATCTTTAGAACTTACTGGTGTGTGGATCAATGAAGCAAGAGAAATACCTAAGAGTATTATTGATGCTTGTACTATGAGAGTAGGTCGTTACCCTTCAATGAGAGATGGAGGTGCAACTTGGTACGGAGTAATAGCCGATACCAATGCACCAGAAGAAGATCATTGGTGGCCCATAATGGCAGGTGATGTACCAGTACCAGATCACATATCTCGTGATGAAGCTTTAATGTTAATTAAACCTGATAACTGGTCTTTCTATACTCAGCCCCCTGCATTAACTGAGAAGAAAGATCAAGATGGATTTACAACTGCATATGATCCAAATGAAAAAGCAGAAAATAAAAAAAACCTAACTCCAAAATATTATCCTAATATTATTAGAGGTAAAACAAAAGGATGGATAGATGTTTATGTAATGAACAAACTAGGAACTATCGAAGAAGGTAAACCTGTATATCCAAACTTTAGACAAGAGCTGCACGTTGCAATCGAAGAATTACAACTAAGCATTGGTCAACCTATTTATATAGGAATTGACTTTGGCTTAACTCCTGCAGCTGTCTTTGCACAAAGACTATCTACTGGAAGATGGCATATCTTAAACGAACTTGTATGTTTCGATATGGGGGTTATGAGATTTTCTGAATTATTAAGAAAAGAGATAGCTACACACTACAAAGAATATGAAGTGCATATCTATGGAGATCCTGCTGGTGATTTTAGATCACAGACGGATGAAAGAACACCTTTTCAAATTATGAGAACCTATGGATTAAAAGCTATACCTGCACCATCTAATGATGTTGCTCTTAGAATAGAAGCTGTAGATGCAGCACTACAAAGATTGCTTGATGGTAAAGCAGGATTTTTAATGGATACAAAATGTATTAATTTAAAAAAAGGGTTCAATGGTGGTTATCATTACAGACGACTACAAACTTCTGGAGATCGTTATGATGAGAAACCACTAAAGAATAGATACTCTCACGTTCACGATGCATTACAATATTTAATGATGGGGGCAGGTGAAGGTCGAACTATTCTATCAGGAAAGCAAACACAGAAAACTGTTATTGCTAAAAGAGAATGGGATGTATTTGCAGGACAAAAAAAGAAAACAAGGAAAGTATGGGATCTGTTCAAAAGGAATGGCTAGTCTATTTCTATAATGCACGAACTGTAAGATATGCTAAATGGACTTGGTGGTGGAAACCAAAGCCAGGCTTTAGTCATTGTGGTGCATTACATTATGATACAAATGTTAAACATTGGATACATGTAGAGTTTAATCACGCAGGTATTGAAACAACTATACTTAGCNCAATAGCTGCTGAAGAACTATTTGCTAAGCTTTATGATTTTAAAATACTGATTTGTCCTAAAAAAAATGATTGGCATCTAATGAGAATTAAAGAATTGTCTTGCGTATCATTTGTTATGAGGTTGATTGGATTTTATAGATGGTGGATCATTACACCATATCAGCTTTATTGTGCGTTGCTAAAAGCTGGATATAAGCCATTTTGGGAAAAAAGGGAAAATCATGGCAAAAAAAACAGCTAGACAAATTTTAGATAGAATTGCAGAGATCCATTCAGAAGAAGAATCTTTAATGGAAGATCTAGAAGATATTATGTTCCCTAAAGATATAGATGAATTTGAAGAAGAAGACTTCCAAGATGATGAGGAATTAAACTAATGAGTAAGGATGGTGGAAAACAAGAAGAAGGAAGTGATGCAGGTTTTACTAACACACAATCTTATGAATCATTTAATAAAAATGAAGTATACTCAGCTAAGTCTGACGATCAAGTACAACAAGATATTAAAGATAGAAAAGATAGACAAGCTAAAGAAAAAGAATTTATTAATTCTGGAAAAGTTAAAACTCCATTTTTAACATTAAAACCATTAGAAAGTGCTTTTAAAAAAGGATCTATAAAAACAAGAACATTTTTTTCTAATAAAGTACTCTCTAAAAAAGGAGTTACTTATAAAGGTACTAAATATTCTAAAACAGAATTTCAAGATTTATCAGTAGATAAACAAAATGAAATATATGGTAGTTATATAGAAGGTAGATTGTCTGGACAAACAGATGCTTACGGAAATGTAAATCCTAATTTTGGTAAAGATAATGATCGACCAACAAGAAAAACAGAACAACAAGTTGAAGATGAATCAGAACAAGAAGAAAAAAAAGATGAAAAAACAGAAGAAGAAAAAGAAGAAGAATATAAAAAAGTAAAAGGATTAAAAGGATCTAGATCAATGTTTGGTAATGCAGGTGGTCGAGGTTATTTTGATCCAGCATAACAGGAGATAAATATGGCACACGAAACATGGCACACAAAAGCTTGGATGAAAGATAAAATTAAAGAAGGTAAAAAAAAACATGGAGATGATTATCCATCTACAGATGCACAAATNGATTTTATTTATGGGCCAGGTTCTGTTGATAAAGAAATGGAACGTCTAGGTAAAAAAAACAAAAAGAAATAAATAATGGCATACATAGAAACTCAAGAAACTTTAGATCAAGGCACAGCAGATAGAGCTACAGAAATACTTAAAAAGTATAAAGAAGCTCAAGGTGTTAAAGATTATTGGAAAGATAAGTTTGAAGAAGCTTATGAGTATTGTTTACCTAATAGAGAATCTTTTTATGATGAGTCGCCAGGACAAAAAAGAAATGATAAAATTTTTGATGAAACAGCAGTAGTTGGAGTACAAGAATTTGCATCAAGACTACAAGCAGGTATTACACCTACGTTTGCTAGATGGGCAGACTTTCAAGCTGGTTCAGAAATACCAGCAGAAAAAAAACCTGCTATTAATCAAGAGCTAGATAAAATTACAGATTATGTATTTCAAGTATTACAAACATCAAACTTTAACCAAGAGATACATGAAGCATTTATGGATCTTGCTATTGGTACAGGAATACTTCTTGTAGAAGAAGGTGATGCAGTTAACCCAATTAAATTTACTTCAGTACCATTAACAAGAGTTTGTTTAATGAATGGCCCAGATGGTAAAATTGATACTGTGTATAGAACTAGAATTTGTAAAGCACACGAAATAAATATTTTATATCCTAAAGCTAAATTACCAGAAAATTTTGATCCACTTAAACAAAAAAAAGAAATTAAGATTATAGAATCTATTTATAAAATTTATGAAGACAATGTAGAAAAATATAAATTCTGTGTTGTTATGGAAAACCCTAAACACATATTATTAGAAGAAGAATATTCTGGAGATGGTTCTAATCCTTATTTGGTATTTAGATGGAACAAAGCATCTGGAGAAGTATATGGTAGAGGCCCAGTATTTAATGCAATGGGTGCAATAAAAACTTGTAACCTTACTATAGAATTAATATTACAAAATGCACAAATGTCAGTAAGTGGTGTTTATACTTATGAAGATGATGGTGTAATAAATCCAGATAACATTTCCCTTGTTCCTGGTTCTTTAATTCCTGTAGCTCCAGGTTCTAAAGGTTTGTTACCAATTCAAGCAGCATCTAACTTTGATGTTGCTCAATTGGTTTTAAATGACATGAGAACTAATATTAAAAAAGCTTTATATATGGAAGCTCTTGGAAGACCAGAAGGTACTCCAATGACAGCAACAGAAGTATCTGAAAGAATGGCAGATCTATCTAGACAAATAGGTGCTTCTTTTGGAAGATTACAATCTGAATTAATTAATCCATTATTAAGAAGAATTATTAGAATTTTATCTAAACAAGGTAGAATAGACATCCCTAAAGTAAATGGTAGGGAAGTTAAAATAGCTCCAAGATCACCTCTAGCACAAGCTCAACATTTACAAGATGTTGCAGATGTAACTAGGTTCAATGAAATAATTGCAGGTACGTTTGGCCCACAAATGATTAACTTAATTGTAGATCAAAATGCAACTGCAAAATATTTAGCAGAAAAAATGAACCTACCAGAAAAACTTATTAGAGATGAAAATGAGCAAAAACAATTAGCTGATCGTATGACTCAGCTACAACAATCAGCACCAGAAGGAGGAGAAGTTCCACCAGGAACATAGAATGACATGGGATGCATTAAACAAAGAAAAACCTAAAATTACAACAAGCATAGATGGTTATTCAAGATCTACAAAAGATGAGGAGATTTTAAATAAACATTTCGCAAATGTATTTAAAGGTGATGAAGGAAAAAAGGTATTAGAATACCTACAATCAATTACAACTGAAGCAGTTGCTGGGCCTAATGTAACTAGCAATCAATTATTTCATATTGAAGGTATGAGATTTTTAGTTGGTATAATTAAAACAAGAAAAAAAAAAGGAGAACAAGATGGCAGATGATAATGCTAATACAGCACCAATCGCTACAGAAACTAATAGTACTGAAGCAAGTAAACCAGAATATATACAAGATAAATTTTGGGATGCAGATAATAACAAAGTTAATTTAGAAAATTTAGCAGCAAGTTATAATTCACTTGAATCTAAATTAGGATCAAGAACAGAAGATCTTACTAAACAAATAAGAACAGATATTGAATCTGAAAAATTAAGGAATGTACCAGAAGCTTACAAGCTATCTGTTCCAGAATTAGATAATTCAATAGATATTAAAATTGATAAAGATATGCCTATTGTTCAATGGTGGGATAAAACTGCAAAAGATGCTGGTTTATCACAAGACCAATATGATGAAGGTGTAAAAGCTTTTATTGATAATGCTGTTGCTAATTTACCTAACACAGAATTAGAACAACAAAAACTTGGTGATGCAGGTAAAGAAAGAGTTGAAGCTGCATCTATGTGGTCTAAAAAACATTTAACTCCAGAAGGTTATTCTGCAATTTCTGCTTTAGCTGCAACTGCTGAAGGAGTACAAGTTGTTGAAGAAATAATGAAACTTACCAAAGATTCAAATATGCCTACATCAAATACACAAGTTGATGCACAAGCAACGCAAGATGATTTAAAAGCAATGTTAAATGATCCTCGTTATTGGGATAGTTCTAAAAGAGATCCTGGTTATGTAAGAAGGGTAACGGAGTTATATGAAAAAGCACATAAAGGACAAAGTTAGTTCCAAATATAAAAGATTAAAGAAACCTTTAAAATGGCTTGATTGTGTAAGTCAAACAGGTTGGTTATCTATTAAACAAATGGATAATGCTAAACCTGCTCTTTGCACAACAGGTGAGTTTTGGATTTATAAAGAAACAGATGCTTTTATTACTTTGTTTGGTACTTACTCAGAAGATGAAAATGGTGAAATAGAATACGGAGAAGTTATTACTATTCCTAAACATTGGATTTAATGTGCGTTGCCAATAACCTAGTCTTTAGAATATTTCTAAATTAAGACCTTTTAAAATGTTTATGTTTGCCCTTCTTGGATAACAAACCCCTGCATTCAAAAGATAATCGGTAATTTAAACAATAACAACAAAGGACACAATAATGGCAACATCAATAACTAATGCCTTTATAACTCAGTTTGAAGCAGAAGTTCATATGGCTTACCAAAGAATGGGAAGCAAACTTAAGAACCTTGTTAGAACAGTTAACGGTGTCAATGGAAACTCTGTTAAATTTCAAAAAGTAGCAAAAGGATCTGCAAATACTAAAGCAAGACATGCTGAAGTAGTTGCTATGGATCTTTCACACAGCAATGTGTCTGCAACTTTAACTGATTACTATGCAGCAGATTACGTTGATAAGTTAGACGAGTTAAAGGTAAACATTGACGAAAGACAAGTTGTAGCATCTTCAGCAGCATATGCACTTGGTAGAAAAACTGACCAAGTACTTATCGACACTCTAGATGGAGCAACGTCAATCGCAAACAACGTATCAAGTTCAGCAACTGGTATGACTCTGATCAAAGCAAAAAACATGATGGAAATTTTCAACGGAAATGACGTTCCAGATGATGGTCAAAGATACTGGGTAGTTGGGCCTAAACAATGGTCTGATCTATTATCAATAGATCAATTCTCTAGAGTAGAATATGTAGGCCCTAATGATCTTCCATTCGCTGGTGGTATTACTGCCAAAAGATGGTTAGGTTTTTTATGGTTCACACACTCTGGATTATCAAAACCATCTTCAGATAGAAAAACATTAGCATTCCACAAATCATCTATTGGTTTAGGAGTGGGTTCAGATGTTAAAACTGAAGTTAACTACATCCCTGAGAAAGTATCTCACCTAATAACTTCAATGTTATCTTTAGGTTCAGTACAAATCGATGGTGATGCTGCTAGAGTTCAACTTTGTGCAGAATAATAACTAAAAGGAAATAATAATATGGCATACGCAACTGACAATCCTATCAAAAAGGTAGCACAGATGAGTGGCAATTCTCTTTGGTTTTATACTGACGGAGATGCAACTTCATCTATAGTAGGTAGTGGTTACTTCAATTCAGCTTACGCTGAGCTTAAACAAGGTGATATGATCCTTGTTGCAGCTGGTGTAGGTGGCACTATGGAGTCTGACTTAATAGTCGTTTCTTCAGCAACTGGTGCAACAACTGTAACAACTGCAAAATTAGCATAGTCTAGTTTCAATTTAGGGGGAGAAATCCCCCTAGATTATTTTTTTTATAATTATGGCAACAACAAGTATAGATATATGTGCAAGAGCTTTGGTAATGATAGGTGCAAGTCCTATTTCATCTTTTTCTGATGGAAGCACCGAGGCATTAGTTGCATCTAATATTTATACTGACGTAACAGAAGCTTCATTAACAAGACACAGATGGAGATTTGCTACAACACAAGGATCGTTATCCTTATTAACTAATACACCTGCAGGAAGATATGATTATGCATATCAAATGCCAACAAGCCCAGAAGTCTTACAAATTATTTCAGTTACTTGTAATGACTATGTAATACCTTATTCAAGATACCAAGATTTTATTTATGTAAATAATTATGGTTCAACAAGTTCACTTATTATGGATTATATTTACAAAGTAGATGAATCTTATTTTCCACCTCATTTTAGATTAGCTTTAGAATACGAATTAGCAGCAGTATTTGCAGGTTCGGTAGCTAGAGATTCAGCAATGATAAGACAATTTAAAGAATTAGCTGAAAGACAATTTTTAGTTTCTAAAAATATAGACTCGGCAGAAACAACAACAAAAGTAATAGATACAAAAAGATTTATTAACCTTCGTAATTCTACAAGAACGGATGGATAATGGGAAGAACATTAAGAACAGTTATAACTAATTTTTCTTCTGGTGAACTTAGTCCTTTATTAGCAAATAGAACAGATGTTGCATCTTATTTTCAAGGAGCTAAAGAATGTAAAAATTTTGCATTATTAGCAGANGGTGGTTTAATGAGAAGACCAGGTACTNCTTNTTTAGCAACATTACCTGGAGAATGTAGAATTATTCCATTTATATTTTCTGATGATGAAGTNGCTATTATAATATTATCTAATGGAAGAATGGATGTATATAATACTTCTGGTACAGCTATTACTTCAAATGTTACAACAAATTGTAATTGGATTACAGCAGAATTATTTGAATTAAATTTTGCACAATTTGGAGATAGTATTTTTATTACTCATAGAAATAGACC